CCGAACTCACGAAGGCTTGAACGCAGTTTGTTTATCTGCTCCACCGAGTGGGTTCGGGCATTGTTGATATATGGAATTAGCTTGTTTATTTCAACAAGTGTCATTTGCGTTGTTGTTTTCATATGACTCCTTTATAAATAAAAATTCAAAGGGGACGCTAGAACCTCCTCCCCGTCGGAACGGAGAGCTAACGCCTACTCTGCCAGACGCGCCGACAGAGCTTGCACCTGCTCCCCTCTGAAAGATTATTTGATGTAAATTTTTCCTGTGCTACGGTTGTATCTTTTCCACACCGTTACGATGTTGGAAAACTTGCCGTCAACTTCTGTGCCACCACTATCAAAAACGGGTCTGCGTACACGAACATATAATGCCGAGAGCGTTTTTGTACTTAGTGAGGCACTATCCGTTCTAAAAAGTCTTCTGGCATTGGCATCTGTAGATAGACCCGCGGATATAAAAATAAACCTTTCGTTTACATTTTGCTCGGTTATTGTTGTATACCACTGCTTGCGAAGACGAATTTTGCGGCGTCTGCCCTCATCATAGGTAAATAACTGCCTTGTGCAAATTTGAACCTCATCACCAACTTGCAACAGACCATCAATTATCTCCACGGTGAAGATTAAAGGGTTATCTCCACCGATAAGCATCGTGCCGTTGATGTCGGTAACACTGCCGACCCTTATTCGTGGCATTTCAAGGGTCTTGCCCTCAATCTTTTCACTCAAGCCATCCACGGAGCTGATTGGGAAGGTTACCTCCTCAACCCCGGAGTCGGTCTTGCGTTTAGGCTGATAAATAGACATAGCTGCCTCCTTATCCTACAAGCTCAAAGAACAAGCCACCTACTGCAAGATTAGCACTTGGAGTGGTCTGTCCACTCGTACCCCATTCCACGATTTGATTACCTGCCGTTACTCGACCTTTGGCATCTACTGCCACGGCGGAATATGTACCTGCCGTAACGCCTGTGTTTGCAAGGGTCAATGTAATGCTCTTATCTGCCGAGCCATCAAAGGTAGTATTACCCGATGCATCGCCTGTTACGGAAATCTTACGAGCCGTAGCAAGCTTTGTGGCTTTGCCCGCAGGAGTTGTACCGTTTTAAGGTTGGTTGCCCTGGTTTGAAGAGCTGTAATATCACCATCGTTGGAAGTGATATTGCCTTCTGCCGTTGTCAGCCTGTCTGCAAGTGCCTTACCTTTATCACCTGCGTATGCCGTAGAAGATGTTTCACCAAGGGCAAGGGACTCTGAAATTTCTACATAGCTTGAACCACTCCAACGATAGGTAAGATTGGTATCCTTGGCTACATAGATTTTGCCCGTTTCACCCGTTGCGGGGAACTTGCCGTTGTTTTCAAATTCAAGTACATCATCTACGTAGGAAGGAAGCTGTGCGGCGGGAACTTTGCCGTCAGTACCAAGCGTAGCAACACCACCAGCCACGCCCATCTCACTTCTTTTTACCTGGGCATCGTTGGTAAGGTTGCCAAGACCGATATTCGCGGGAGTGATATTAACATCACCCTTGCGATAGGTGGTTTCGGAGTTACCCTTAACCCCGGTAACACCACCGTTGTCCGCGATGTCTTTAATTTCTACAAGTGCGTCCTGTACGTTCTTTGCCGACAGACCGTCAATTGCATCTATTTCAACGATATCCGCAGCCGAGGCAATGAGTTGTTTTTCAAGACCGTCTGCGGTTTTTACATATTGTGTTCTTTTCTGTGCCATTATTTTTTACTCCTTTTCAGCATAACGATATCCTCGTTGCTTAATTTTTGTATTTTTGTATCGTCAAGGTCATCCACGAACACCGTTTTGGTGGTCATATTTTTTAACTGCTCAAGGTTGATGTATGAAGGCTCGCCGCTGACCTCGACATAGATTCTGCCGCCTTCACGTGCTTTTGCACTTGAGAGTGTTTCGGTTTGTATTTGTGGAAGGATGGATAGTACTTTAGGGACCTTCGTGTCAAGCTCGACATCGAACTCACGCATTTTGGCAAGGTTGTAAGAGTGGCTGATTGTGATATCAGGACAAGGTGTGGCGCACTCCACATCGATTTTCTTAGGAGGTGGTATATCCACACGCTGTGCTACTTGCTTAGCCAAAACTATCACCTACGCTTTTTCTTAATTTAATCCTGCCGTTTTCCGTGATTTTCAATCTCGTTCCATCCTCTAAAATTTGATTGAAATCATATAATGCGCCGTCCGTAAGTTTTACGCTTTCCTTGGGTGAAATCAAAACCTCATAGAACCCCGGCTCCGTAAAAGAGCGTTCTATAATAGCGGGAGCATCTGCGAGAGATATATTTTTCACCGTAAACACGATTTCCTTGATACCCGTAAAGTCAACATCCGTCAAATTGATATGCAGGAGCGTATACACGCCTACATCTATTCTTAGTTCTTTCATAGGCATCACCTCTTAGGCTTGGCTTACACCAAACCCCACTCCGCAAATTTCTCAAAGCCACCAAGGTTATGGATAAATTCACGAGCTGCGCTTACAACGGTTGCATAAGGTAAGCCGTCAATGGTATCGTCACCGATAGCACAACAAAGCTCCACTACCTTGCCCGTTGCCTGTGCCTTCAAGAAAGCATAGATGTTAACGCTGACATCGGCTTTGGAGAGGTCTTTGCCGTGGAGTCCACCGCCCGTAACACTATCTGCCATATCCGAGCCGAGCTTTCTATTGGTAGCACCCGTGTCCACATCCGTGCCACCCGTCCAATCACCAAGTGGGTTGATTTCCGCCGTAGGATAGTCCTTGGCAAGAACCTCCGTTGCTGCATTGCTCTGGCAAATAATAAGCCTATCAGCATTCAAAATGTATTTGCCGTCAAAGGGATGCTTTGCGTAAATGTCCCTTGCGATTTTAGAGAGCTTTTTCTGCTCATCGGTCAAAGGCACACCCTTGAAGATGCCGTTATCACCACAACGCACACCTTTTTCTTGGTTCTTGGAGAGGTGTTTATCCTGTGCGGCAATGTTGATATTTACAAGCACATCACCTGCAATACGGTTTACTGCCTTGGCAATTTCCTCTCTTGAAAGTGTAGCCGTGGTTTCAATAATAACGTGGCAAGTGCCGTGACCTATGAGAACCTCTACTGCAATTTTAGGGTTTTCTTCTGATTTGTACGCAAGGTCAACGATAGCACCTGCAATACGGTCTGCCACCTTGTCGGGGTGACAGGGATTTACTTTTTCAAACATAATCGTCCTCCATTTTATATTCCTCGCCTGGATGCGAGTAGTTTTTCCATTAAATCGTCCTGCGGATTTTTACCGCTATAATCAACGGTGCAGTTTTCTTTTACGATTTGGTAAATTTCATTCCAGCTCCTCACCGCTTGGTTCATATAGTTAATGCCTATATTGATGAACGGTGAAGGGATGGGTTTTCCCGTGGTAGGATGCTTTGAGAGGAAACCAAGCTCGTTGGTCATCTGCTCGCATTGAATCCACCGCGCTGCACACATTGCATATCTTTCTATAACCTGTGGGGAAACAACGGTATGGCAGCCTATTTTTTTGAGCCATTCCCAGGTTTCCTCATAGATTTCCTTTGCCATAAAGCTTTTACCGTCCCTTTGTGTGGCGGAAAGTATATCTTTTGGCTTGGGCATTTCAACACCATCAACCTCGGGTATGTCCAAAACCTCTATGGGTTGATTGCTTTTTTCTGTAATTTTATCAATGACGGCTTTTTTCTTGCGACCTGCACCTGCTCGTGCGCCACCTCTGCCGCCTACGTTGTTTGATTTTGTTGGCATTTTTTTCACCGTCCTTTAATTACCCTTTTGATTTCCGCTTTTTTACGCACGACAGCCCACGCCCGCTGATTAAGATTTAGGTCCCGGAGATTTTACCACCCCCGCGGTTATTTTATTTTTTCTTCCATCTATCTCCTGATTCAGCAGAAATTCTTGAGTGACAAGATTTGCAAAGCGACATCAAGTTATCCTCTTTGTGTGTTCCGCCCTTGCTCAAGGGAAGAATGTGATGCACTTCTGCGGCGGGAGTTAGCTTGCCGTCTTCCAAGCACTTTTCACACAAAGGGTTTGCTTTTATATATCGGTTACGAATGTGCCGCCAAGCATTACCGTAACGCTCGGAAGAGTCATACGGTCTTTCGTACTTGTTGTACCTATCGTTCATAACCTTTGTGTGTTCCTCGCAGTACCTACTGTCTGTAAGACAGGGGCATCCCGGAAAGGCACACGGCTTTTTAGGTTTCCTTGGCATTACACCCTCCTTTGCATAACAAAAGGCCTTGGGAAATTTCCTCAAAGCCTTGTTGGTTGCGTTTATTCTTTTCGCAATTATATCATACCATATTATGCACCTGGTCATCTCTGTTCAGAGCTGTTCTTTCGTGTCATTTTTTATAAAAAACACAAAATTTTAGCAAGGCACAACGATTTTTTTAAGTGCGTTTTTATACCACCTGCGCACGCTGCTTAAGGAAAGGCAAAGCTCAAGTGCTATGTCCTCCCAGGTCATATGGTTGATGTAACGGTGTAAAAGAATATACCTTTCGTCCTCGTTTTCCAAGGCATTTATAGTGGCTACGATTTCTTCCTTCTTTTTCTCAAGCGCCACGTTCTCGGCTAGCAGTTTTTCTTCTTGCTCCCAATAACGCTCAAGTGCTTTTACAAAAGGTGGGTCGGTGCTGCGAGTACCGCTAACACGCTCACCCCACGAAGGCGAAGATATGCTATAGGTCATAGCCTTCAGGTTCTCAATTTGCATAAGGTTGAACCTGATCTGCCTCACGCAGGTTTTATATTGACTTAAATATTCGTGCGCCGTCATACTCACACCTCCTTTTTTAGTTTTTCCATCAGCACCTTTCCGTCTATATTTGTAAGAGTGGTAAACCACTTTGACAGGAAGAACCCCTCGCAATCCGCTACCATTTCCTTGGACTCCTTATGCCTAGGGTTGCGTTTCAAGATTTTAAGTGCTTTTCTATAGTCCTTAACCGCCTGCAAAATAATGGCGTGGGCAAGGTTCTCAATGCCATTTTCCGTC